GGAAAGAATCTTTTATTAAATATGCAAAAGAACAAGCACCAGAAGAGGCTTGTGGTTTGCTTGCAATAATCAAAGGCAAAGAAACTTTTTGGCCTTGTAAAAATTTAGCAGAAGGTAAATTTGAATTTTTTATTCTTGATCCTGATGACTGGGCAGATTGTGAAGATACAGGAGAAATTATTGGTGTAATTCATAGTCACCCTGTAGGAGCTGCAACACCATCAGATACAGACAGGGCAGCTTGTGAGCATCTTGGGTTTCCTTATTTTATTTACAGTATCGAACATGATCATTGGGAATCGTTTGAGCCTACAGGTTGGAAAGCACCTTTGTTGATTGGTAGGAAATTTATCTGGGGGAAATATGATTGTTGGTCTATTGTTACAGATTGGTTTAAAGAAAATAAAAATATAAACATTAAATATTGGAAAAGACCAAAAAAAATAAAAGATTTTATAAATAATCCAGAGTTTGAATTTGCCTTACCTAAATTAAATTTTGTAAAACAATCTAATAATAAAGATATCAAAACTGGTGATGTTTTACTCTTTCAATCTGTTACAGGTAATTTAGATCATGTTGCTGTTTATATAGGTGATAACATGATATTAAATCATAATATAAAGAGTCTTAGTTGCCGAGAACCTTTTGACTTGAGATATCAACAAGCACTTAGAGGAGTTTACAGATATGCGTCTTAAAAAAATAAAAGTATATGGAAAGCTAAGGCAATTCTTAGGAAAATCATATTTTATGGCTGCTGTAAAGTCACCACAGCAGGCGATGAGTTTTTTGATCGCAAATTTTGAAGGTATACAAAAACATATGAATGATCAGATTTATAAAGTAAAGATGGGAGGCAGGGTTATCACAGAAGAATATTTATCAATGACAGGTCAGGGTGATATACAAATTATTCCTATTGCAACAGGTTCTGGGCCATTAATTCCTATAATTATTGGTGCTGGTGCTATTGGTGCTGGTGCTGCTGTTGGTGGGGCTACATTATTAGCAACTGTTCTTTCTACAGCCTTAACAACCATTGGAACATCAATGGTTATTGGTGGTGTTACAGACCTTTTAGCACCACAGAATCCCATTCCAAATGTTTCAAGTGTTAGTGACATTGACCCAGCAATAAGGGGGTCATATTCGTTTAGTGGCATACAGAATGTTAGTTCTAGTGGCGTTCCAGTTCCAATTTTATATGGCCTAGTTTATTCTGGTTCAATAATTATCAGTTCTGGTGTAGATACAGCACAAGTTGTAAGGTCAATTGCGAAAGAAGGTACTTATGTACAATCAGATGGAGCAGGGTCGGCTGGATTTTTTATAACTGTAACTTCAAATAATCATGGTTTTATTGACTTTGATAAATTAAGATTAGATTTTATATCTGGAGGAGCTACGGATGGAATTTATACTATTTTTTCAGTTACAAAAGACACTTTTATAGTACAGACCAATGTATCTGCTTTAATACAAGGATTAAATGATGTGATTATTTTAGAAAAGACAGGGGTAGAAAACTTTGACCCTTATTACGGTCTTTAAAATTTACAATTATGCCTAGATTAGTACAAGACAACCTATTTGGAAGAGAACCTGATAACAGAGTTGTTGATCCTGATTTAATTGATGGTGGTTTAAGAAGTAAACAGTTTGCAACAGTTGTGGATCTCTTGGGTTTTGGTCATATTGACGGTATTTTAAATACTGATGAAATTACTAATGGATTTAGAAAAAATATTTTTTTAGATGGAACACCTTTGCAGAATGCAAATGGTGAAGAAAATTTTCAAGATGTTGATGTTTTTATTAGAAATGGTCAATCAAATCAAAGACCCATTCAAGAAATAAACGCAATTGAAAATACTATTCCTGTTGGTGTAGCAGTAACAAAAGATGTGCCTGTAACAAGAACAATAACAGATTCTAGTGTAGATAAAGTAAGAATAAGTATTCAGATACCTTCATTACAAGAATTTAAAACTGATGGAGATATTATTGGTACTGAAGTAAAAATATCAATACATATAATAGAAGATGATGGAACTATAAATAGAACTGTAGTTGAAGACTCAATAAACGGAAAAGCTACAAGTCCATATATAAAAGATTATGAAATTGCTTTTGAAAAAGAATTGGCATTTCCTATCTCATTAACTGTTATTAGAGAGACAGATGACAGTCAAGTATCAACGTTGCAAAATGCGACAAACTGGCTTTCATTTACTGAAATAAATACAGATACTAGTGCTTATCAAGGTTTTGCTTATGTTGCCATAAGATTTAATGCGCAATCTTTTCAAAATTATCCAAACAGGATGTACCGTATCAAGGGAACCAAGATCTCCGTGCCGAACGGAACAACTATTGATTCTAATAATGGAAGGGTTATTTATCCTGATGATTATGTTTTTGATGGAACATTTAAAACAGATAAGGAATGGAGTTCAGACCCAGCATGGATTTTATATGACATCTTAACTACAGACAAAGGTTTTGGCGGTACAGATGGTGTTATTGATGAAGAAACATTAGATGTTTTCTCGTTTTTCTCTGCAAGTAAATATGCAAGTGAACTAATTAAAGACCCTATAACTGAAACAACAGAACCAAGATTTAGCTGTAATGTAATTCTTAATCAAAAAAATGATGCCTATACCTTAATTAATGACTTATGTTCTGTAATGAACGCAATGCCATTTTATAGTAATGGAACTCTTCAGATTGCTCAGGACAGGCCGACTAACACCTCTACTAATACATCCGATCCACAATATATTTTTAATAATTCAAATGTAACAGAAGAAGGTTTTAATTATCAAGGAAGTGGACAAAGAACAAAATTCACCGAAGTAGAGGTCTCTTATTTTGATAATGATACTCAAACAATAGATTACGAACTTATTACAACAGATGATATTACAGCTTTATCTGATTCGATATCAAAATTTGGAAGAACAAGAAAAACTTTAAAAGCTTTTGCATGTACATCCAGAGGACAAGCTAACAGATTAGGACGTTGGTTTTTATATTCAAACTTAAAAGAATCTGAGGTTGTATCCTTTACAACTACTTTAGAAGCTGGTGTAATTGTAAGACCTTCCACAATCATTGCAATAGCAGATTCATTAAGGGCAGGGGTGAGAAGAGGTGGCCGTATAAAATCTGTTACTGATACAACTACTATTGTTGTAGATGATGCAAATAATACTGATTTGACAAGTGAAAATTCTGCTACATTATCAGTTGTTTTACCTGATGGGTCGGTTGAAAGTAGGTCAATAAGTTCAATTGTTGAAACAACAATTACAGTTTCTTCAGCTTTTTCTTCTGCCCCTTTAGCTAACAGTATATGGGCAATAGAAAATACTTCTGTTGAGTTTCAAATATATCGTGTAGTTTCTATTGAAGAAAAGAATGAATCTGAATATACAATTACAGCAGTTATTCACGATCCTAATAAATATGCACAAGTAGAAGACACGACTGTTGCTGCTAACCCAAAAATAATTACAACTTTATTAGATGAAAAACCTTCGCCCCGCAACCTTACGGCAACAGAACAAATAGTCGTTTTAAATAATAGAGCAGTATCTAAAATATTTGTTGCATGGCAACCTGTGCAAGGTGTTAAAGAATATTTACTAGAATTTCAATATGAAAATGATAACCCAGAAAGATTTAGAGTTGCAAGACCAAGTTTTGAGCTTTTTGAGTCAAGATTAGGCACATATAAATTTGCTGTTAAATCCTATAATACGCTAGGTAAACTAAGTTCCACTACTTCAAATTTTAATTTTATTGCTGTAGGTAAAACTGCTTTGCCAGAAGATCCTTCAAATTTAACTGTAGAACCTGTATCAGAACAATTTGTAAGACTTAGATTTGACCCTTCAACTTCAGTTGACGTGACCCACGGCGGCAACGTAATAGTCAGGCATACACCAGAAACAGGAAGTGATGCTTCATTTGCAAATTCAACAGAAATTATTCCAAATCTTTCTGGAAATATTAGTGAAACTTTAGTGCCTGCTTTAACTGGCACATACTCAATAAAATTTAAAGATGACGGTGGCAGGCTATCTAAAAATGCAGCAAAAATTGTTGTCACAGAACCAGACCCACAACCGCATCAAGTCGTTTTTACTGAAAGAGAGGATCAAGATTCACCAGCATTTCAAGGTGCAAAAGTATCTACATTCTTTGATAGCAGTCTTGGGGGTTTGTTACTTACTGGTGCAGTTCTTATTGATAAAGTTACTGATTTTGATAATATTTCAGATTTTGACGATCAGGGCGACAGTGCGTCAGGGCCAGTTGCTTCATCTGGTTCTTATGAATTTTTAAACCCTATTGATATGGGTGCAAAATTTAATTTAACCTTGAAGAGAAGAATGGTTACAGAAGCTTCATTAACTAATACTTTATTTGATGATAGATCAGGTAATCTTGATATCTGGACAGATTTTGATGGGTTAATAAGTGAAGATGTTAATGCAAAATTGTTAGTTGCTACAAGTGATTTAGACCCTACTACTTCAGTTTCAGCAACTTACGAACAAAGCGGAACGACTATAACTGTCACTAAGACTTCACATGGATATGCTGTCGGAGATTTTGTTGTAATAGATTTTGCATCTGGTGGCGCGACTGATGGTAATTATGAAATACAAACAGTTGCTACAAATAGTTTTACAGTAACTTCTACAACATCAGCAACAATATCAAGTGGTACTTCTTGTAGTTATGGAGCTAATTTTACAAGATTTAATCTTTTTGTTAATGGTGAATATAATGCTAGAGGATATAAATTTAAATGTGAATTAACATCGGGCGACCCAGCACAAAATATTAAAGTGACACAACTTGGATACGAAGCAAGTGTTAAACGTAGAATTGAAACAGTAAATACAGCGATTGCAAGTGCTTGTGCAACTAACAACGCAGCAAAAACAGTGAGTTTTTCAAGTGCATTTTTTTCGGGTACTTCTGTGCTAGGAGGTTCAACAACTGCATTTTTACCTTCTATTGGAATAACTTTAGAAGGTGCTGTATCAGGTGATTATTTTAAAATTACAAGCGTTACTGGTTCACAATTTGTTATTGAAACAAGGGACAGCAATAATAATTTTAAGGATTTAAGTTTTAAATATACTGCAATAGGTTTTGGACGTAGCAGTTAATTTACCTTATACTGTTAATAAATTATAATTTATAGAAAATGAGTCAACATGATTACGATATAGCAAACGGAACTGGGGCGGCAGTAAGGGCTGATATTAATAATGCTTTAAAAGCAATACAAACAAACAACTCTGGTTCATCTGCCCCTTCCGATACAGAAGCATTTATGTTTTTTGCTGATACAACAAACAATGTAATGAAAATACGAAATGCGGCAAATAATGATTTTATAGAACTGTTTCAACTTGATGGTACTTTTACTTTAGAGGATGGCAGTGCAAGTGCTTGTGCATTAGGATTTAGAACGGATTTGGATACAGGTATATTCAGAGGCGGAACTAATCTTTTGGATATATCAACAGGAGGTACATCAAGGGCGCAATTTAGTTCAAATGGTGTTGCAGTTGTAGGTGGCTCAAATAGTTTTACAAGCACTGGTGATACTGTAGTAAAAATAACTTCAGCCAATGGAAGTGCTGCTGTTCTTGATTTAGGTGATGCCGCTGATACTGACGCTGGAAGAATAGTATATGACGCAAGTAATAATATGGAATTTAGTACAAATTCTTCACCAAGAGTAAGAATAAATAGTGATGGTGAGGTTGGTATAGGCAATTCCAATCCTACATCTCAACTCCATGTGACAAGAGCAGATTCAACAGCGTATGACGCAACAGATGACGCAGCGCAGCGAAGTATTGGTTCAACAATAATGGTTGAAAATGGTAATGGTACAACAAATAGTTTTGCACAAATAGCTTTTGACCTTGCAGATACAAACCAATCTATTGCAAGAATTGTTGCTATAAATAGCGGTACTGGATCAAGTGATTTAGCTTTTGTTACTGAAAATAGTAATACTAAGGCTGAAAAATTCCGTATTTTAGCTAACGGAAATGTTGGAATCGCCACAGTAAGTCCAGCAAGACCTCTTGATGTTAATGGTTCTATGAGGTTAGCAAATGACTCAGTTGTAGAGTGGGGTGGAACTACTACAAGCATTGCTGGTTCTTCTTCTACAAATACTTTATTTTTTACAATTGCAGGTGGAGAAAAAGCGCGTCTAAACAGTACTGGACTAGGAATTGGCGAAACTAATCCTGATTCTATTTTTCATATTAAAGGTGCAAACCCAGATGTAATTTTAGAAAACACAGGTACAGGCACAGGGCAATTAAGAGTTGGTCATTTCACTAATGGTGCTTTTATTGGTACTTACAATCACGATGGTGGCGGATCAGATAATTTACGTTTAGGTACATCTTCAGGTCAAGCTCGTTTAATTATTGCATCTAATGGCGATATGACAGCAACAAATCCTACTATTGGTACTATTTCTGATGTTAGATTAAAAAAAGATATTGTTGATTTTCAATATAATTTAGAAACTTTTAAATTATTAAAACCAAAAACTTTTAACTGGATTAATCCCAATCAACATAATAATCAAGCAAATAATATAGGTTTTATTGCTCAAGAATTAGAAAACATTGATGTAAATTTGACAGGTTTACATCAGTTAGAAGATGATGATGCTGAAATATCATTAATTGATAATGATAAAAAAGTTAAAACATCTAAATTATCTGAAAAAGATGCAATTTATGTTTCTGTTATAAATCAATTAATAAATAGAATTGAAGCACTCGAAAATGCTTAGTATAATTAGTATAAATTAATTTAATATGACACCCGAAGAAAAACTAAAAGAAGTCCAACAACGCTTCGATACTACTCTTGCCCAAGCACAGCAAATTGAACAGCAGATAGCAAAAATGCAAGAACAATTAAGAGCTTTGCAACAACCTCTGATAGAAGATCAGGGTGCTATTAAAATTTTAAAAGAACTTGTAGAAACTGTTGAGCAGATTGCTTAACTTCATAAACCTTTATTAATTATTCT